ACTCTGCCGACTAACTGGGAGAAGCAAGACAATCAATACTACGAGCCTTACCCTATGATCTTCAATAGTGAAGATGTGCTTGACTACAAGGAAGGCTTGTACTACTTGCTGAAGGAACATGATGAGGACAAGTACTGGATGATTCAGCCTGACATCATACAGATATTCGAGGTCAAGGACTACGCAGTGCGTGAGGTGTTTCAAATGCCGAATGCATTGGGATACATCCCGGTGCGCCATCTCTATGGCATGATTATCGAGAACTACAAAGACCGTGCGTTGTACGAGTCACGCATCAGTGGTATCGTGCCGAAGATGAATGAGGCTCTGAGGGAGTACAGTGACCTGCAAGCTGAAATCGTGCAGCACATCCATTCGACCATGTGGTCGATGCAGCCTCAGCAGTGTGGTCGATGCAAAGGTCTTGGAGAAATACCAAAGGAGAACTCAGCACCTATCAAGTGTCCATCGTGTTCAGGCAAAGGACTGCTGCCACTCAATCCATTTGAGCATCTTTTACTGCCTGCACCAAGACCGGGAGAACCTGCAATACCTACGCCCCCCATCGGCTACGTGCAGAAGCAAACCGATATTGCCAAGCTTCAGGAGGAGCGCATTCGCCAGCATATCTATGATGCTCTCAGTGCAATCAACATGGAGTTCCTTGCTGAGACTCCATTGAGTCAATCAGGTGTTGCCAAGCAGGTAGACCGTGAGGAGTTGTACTCGTTCGTGCATAGCATTGCTGAGGACATCGTGCGTATCATGGACGAGATCATATATGATATCTGTGCATGGAGGTACTCAGGAGTGACCAGCGACATCCGTGCGCTGCTTCCATACATACCAGTGCCTGATAGGTTCGATATGCTATCGGGCAAGGTGCTGGTGGACGAGCTGACATCAATGGTCAATGCAAAGGTTGACCCGGCTATCATCAACGCTGCTCAGATTGAATTGGCAGGAAAGAAGTTCAACGATTCAGAAGTCAAGGACTTGGTCGTACTAAAGCTGAAACTTGACCCATTCGCAGGAGTACCGGAGGAGAACATCAGTCTGCAAAGGATGTACAACGCCATCGACCAGAACGACCTCATCATACACGCTAATATCAATAAATTCGTGACCAGAGCATTAGAAGAGGTGCAGGACTTTGCTAATCTCAGCTATGCTGACCAGATGGCAGTCATGCTGCGATATGCTCAGGAGCGCAGGGCATTGCCTCCTCCTGCCCCGACTCCTGCTGATGCTGGATTGTAATGGCTACTCAAGCACAAGTCATAGAGAAAATCACCGAACTCATTGAGATGCGAGTATCTCAGTGGGCAGAGCGTATGCCTACTATTCAACGGCAGTCCTATGATGTTGTGCTGAACCTCACCGCAGACCTTGATACCGATGCTGACGGCAAGATAAAGCCGACTGCCAAGAATATCAGGACCATTGCACGCATCAAGGATGAGCTGAACCGGGTCATCTTCGACAAAAAGTACCAAGATGACCTTGACCTATTGTTGGAGGACTACGATGAACTCACAAGGCTTCAGAACCAATACTTCACCGCAACGGTGGGCAAGTTCAAAGTGCCGAGTGTGATGGAGCAGATTCAGTCGCTGGCTAAGGAAGCCGTAGTCGAGCAGCTTGGTCAGGATGCCATCGGGGTGAATTTCGTTGACCCGGTGAAGGATATACTCGTCAAGAACGTGACTACTGGAGGAAGCCGTGCAGAGTTCATCGAGCAGGTGAGGGAATTCATGCTTGACACCGATGCTGGAGATGGGAAGCTTGTCAAGTATACCAAGCAGATTGTCACCGACTCGCTGAATCAATACTCAGCAAACTACAACGCAGTCCTGACGGATGATCTTGGATTGGTTTGGTACAAGTACGATGGCAGCCTTCAGGATACCAGCCGACCCCTCTGCGATGCGCTGATTCAAGCCAAGCGTTCCGGGTGCATGGAGTATATACACCGAAGCCAACTTGAGGACAATGTGAATGGCTACGTTTGTGGGGAGCGAGTGCCAATCTATGAGAAGACCGGACTGCCACAAGGGATGATTCCCGGTACGAATGCTGCAAATTTCCGCATAAATAGAGGAGGTTACAACTGTAACCATGCACTGTACCCGGTTAGCGCAGCCGTAGTGCCTAAGAAATTGCGTGACGAATTCGCTAATTTGTAATGTATATTTGTAAAGTATGGAACAGAAATTCTGTAAAGTAATGCGTGACGGCAAGGAGTGGTTTCAATTCCCTGCATCAAATGAGAATGAAGTCAGGATAATGTTGATGAAGCAAGGCATCGATGGTGTCTGCGACATCCTGCCAGTCAATTCTGAGGTGAAAGTCATCAAGGAGACTGTGATTGATATGAGTAAAACCAAGCCGAGCAAATCGGAAAAACAAATATGAATTTAGCTGAATTTATCCAATCAATTGCTGACCGTGTAGGTATCGACAACGCTGACGAATCATTGAAGTCGGTTGTCACAAATCCTGCGCTTTCAAGCGTGCAAGTTCCGTCTACTATTGCCTCTGCCATGCAGAGCAAATTGATGACTGAGGACGAAGCCAAGTACAATCCAGTAGTGAAGAAGCACTTCACGGCTACTGCTTTGTCGACCATTGACACCAAAATCAAAGACGTACTTGAGTCCTATGAGTTCGATGACGAAACCAAGTCAGCAATTCTTGGCGAGCAATCTACTTACAACCGTATTCCGTTACTGGCGAAGGCTATCTCGGATGCACGAGAGAGAGCGATCACTGCGACTGGAGGAGAAAAGAAAGCGTTGGTTGACAAAATCAACGAACTCACGTCACTCTACAATGCAGAGAAAGAAGCTCGCAAGAAGGATGTTGAGAGTGTCAACTCACAGTGGCAGTCCCAGTTGACCGACAAGGAACTGCAAGGTATGTTCGGTAGTTACAACTATGCGCTCGACCTCGATAAAGATGTGACCATTGCAACTGCTCGCAATCTTTGGGAGAAGAAACTTCGTGAGAAGGGAGGCAAGTACCAGTACACTGCTGATGGACTGAAGCTCGTCAACGCAGAAGCACCTGACCTGCCATTCACAATCGACAACAAGCAGATCGACATAAAGACATTTACGGAGTCCGTGCTGGCTGAGGCGAAGTTGCTAAAGGTGAACAACCAAGCACCTACGCCCACGCCTGCCGGAGTACCGACACCTACACCACTGCCGAATAAACCAGTATCTCCTGCTGCCAAGAATCAAATCAGCAAGGCATTGGCAGATTTCCGTGCAGGGTCACAACAATAAACAATCGTAGTCGTGATAGGGCAATAGCCAAAAATTACAAAGGTCGAGAGACAACAAAAGCAGGGCGCAAGCCAACACAAGAGTGAACTAAAATTTAAACTTCAAATTATCCTCAAATAAAATGGCAAACGGATATTGCGAAGCTCTGCTCCTCCACCTTGAGTCGATTGCAGGGCAAAACTATCCCGGACAAAAGGTAACTGTACCGGGTTTCTTGAATATGTTGGTGACTTCACCTGATCGTCCTTCTGCAATTCAGGAAGGCTACATGGGTGGTCACTATCGTACTGTTAATGTAAAGTATATGCCACGCACGGTTGCTGCTCAGGTGTCTACTACTGACTCCTGCGGTATCGACCTTCAGCCTGCCTACAAAGAGACGAGCGTGAGCGTGAACAACGTGGCTCAGACTGGACTTTGGATTGCAGATGACACTGTTCGTCAGTACTGCGAAGAGGCTTCACGCACTGTTGCGGTTGGTCAGCCTGCTACTCAGATGATGACTGAACACCTGCGTGGAATCCTTCATGCGATGAACGGTATCTATCAGAAGATGGAGAACGTACTGACCACTTCAATGGCTGCTTCCTTCGGTAAGCACGTTGCTACTGGTTCTGCTACTGCGGTGACCGTGAACATCGAGCAGGACGGAAACCTCAACGATCTGGGAACTGGTCTGACTAAGCTCCTGACTGATGCTGCTTCTAACGAGTTCTGCGGTACTCCGATGTTCGTAGGTGCGCTTGGTAGCTTGATGCACGCTTATAGCATCCAGAAGAACCAGAACGCCCTCGCACAAGCAATCGGCTTCGACCCCTCTGCTCTTGCAGCTAACTTCCAGTTCTTCCCCAGCGGTCAGACTGGTAGCACTTGGGGTGCGCAGCACGTAGGTATGTTCGCTCCCGGTAGCGTTCACCTCGTAGAGCGTCTCGACAACGTAGGAAGCTTCGCTGGCGCACGTGGTACTTCATTCTTCACTACTATCGTGGATCCTCGCACTCAGTGCTGGACCCCGAACGGTCTTGGCAACATCAGCTTCGACCTGCAAGTGAAGTATGTTGACTGCCCTGAAGATGCAAGCAGCCTGCCTTCTGGCTACGCTAACACTGAGTCCTTGACTGGTCGTGGTTATGCGTTGTACATCAAGAAGCGTTACGGCTTGTTCGTGACTCCGACAGATGCTTACGATGGCGGTGACCGTCTTGCTGGTAGCAACGGAACTCTGCGTTACGCTATGACAAATTCCTAATCTGTGATGTTGTTTGATTGGGGGGAGTGCTTGACCGTATCTCCCCCTTCAAACAATCTTAAATTCCAACTATGGCTCACTGCTTAGACAACTACATTGGATTGCGTGGATGCGGTAGCACCACACCACCATCGGGTTTGTATGTGAACGACCTACCGGGAATGAGCTTGGAGAACTTGGTCACCTTGACCAATACTGACGAGCCTACCTACTCAGACATCTGGACTATGGTGCAGACTCGTGCGCAGCAAAGGTTCAGTCTTGATGTGAGGCAGGAGATGGGCAAGCACTACAAGCTCAACACACTGATGCAGGGCATCAACGTGGGCAATGATGTGGGTAGTCTTGCAGCGAGTGTGCCTGCTCAATATGCAGGATTCACCATTGAATTGATAGACCAGAACTATGAGTTCGTGCCTTCTCCGTTTGCGAGTATTCATCTTCAGCAGATAGTATTTTTTGCTGACCAGATTTACAATGGGGCGCAATTTGATATAGTTGATCTTGATAGTGGATTGACATTGCTCACAAAAACTGCTGATTTGATATCAGGCAAAAATGTAATTGAAATCAATACAACATTTCACAATCTATATGTCAATCCATCTTGGAGAATAGCAGTTCTTGTGAATATGGGAACTGTGGCAAATCTGCTCGATTTAGTTCTACCATACAATCGTTCAATGATGTCTTGTTGCGATGTGCGATTGCAAGGATTCACCAGTGATGGCGCAGTGTCAGCAGGTTCATTCGGCAGCAATACCTACGGCATGAGTGGTATCTTCAGCATCGTCTGCAATTGGGATGCTATGATATGTCAGAACAAGACCTTGTTCAGCCGTGCATATTGGTACTTGCTGGGCATCGAAGTCCTGACCGAGCAGTTGTATAGTAGCAAGCTGAACCAGTTCACAACAGTCAATCTGCAACGGTTGAATGACCTGAGAGCAGAGTACCAAGTCGAGTACAACAAGTCATTAGAGCAGGCAGCATCGGGATTGAAACTATCCTGCGACTGCTGCATCGAGTGTAACGAATCAGTTCAACTGCGTGAAGCAACACAATTCTATTGATATGAAATCAAAATGCGGATGCAAAGGTGGTAGGCGTGGGGGCAAGAAATGAGTACCACGTACACCATTGATATCAAGGAACTCAAAGACCTGACGGATTCTCTGCTCAGTTTGGAGGAGACCGACTCCTTATTGCGTGAGATATCAACCACACTGCTGGCAGAGATGCGTAACCGGATTCATGAGAGGGGCATCAAGTCAGATGGTACGCAGATAGGTACGTATTCCAATACTTACCTTGAGTATCGTATCGAGCAGGGCAAGGGCAGTGCGAGCAATGTCACTTTGTTCTTCACCGGACAGATGCAGAATGACTTCAGTGTTGCGCCAGTGGGCGAGAATGCCTACGGATTAGGATATAGCAATAGATTGAATTTCGAGAAGGCAAACTGGGCAGAAGACCGTTTCGGTATTATCTTCGAACCTACTGAGCAGGAGTTCCAACAGATTGAAGATGTCGCTGCTGAGTTCATCACAAACACATTAAAGTAATGCCATACCTCAACGAGATAGTAGACATAGTGAATGATACTCTTGCGACTGGTAAGCTCAAGACTTACAACCGCAAGCTCTTCGGTATTTCAGAACTGCTGCCTCGTAATTTCAACAACGCACAAGACACAATCCCTGCACTGGTTACCAACTTTGGAAGTACAATGTTCAGTGGATTCGATGACAAATTCGACATAGTAATTTACCACCGCTGCATTAGTACCTCGATAGAGGAGGGCGCAGTGCTTTTCGGAGATGGACTCAACACCGCACGTGAGATTGCCGAGATGCGTATGGTCGTGTTCGGACAAAGGAAAAAACTACAAGTACAACCTCAGCAGATGAGCTTCCTGCTGACCAGTGGCGTACAACAACAACTTGCATACTCGCAAATCAGCAACTATGCAGGTCTGTTTGGATGCGTGATAGAAGCTAACACAACAAACTATGATGGCGTTGGTATCTTCACCAACGAATACAAGATTGCTGCGAGTAGATACCCGGTTCATCCGGATCATCTTTATTTCGCTATTGACTACACGATTACGACTGATTACGATATCACGTGCATCAACGATTGTTCTAACTGTTAAAACTAAAACACAATGTCAGTATATTATCCTGCCAGTAATTGCGGAGGTGGGGCGATTCCGCAATACTCATGTAACCCATGCCCGGAGTATGAATACTCACGTATTCGCTCCATTGCCTTCGTGAAGAACACCTTCAGCTTCACAGACCCAAGCGACCCTACTGAGTGGAATACTGGTCTTGGCAACGGTGACATCATCGTCATCTGGGCAACCAGTGGAACTTATGATGGTGGTACTATCGAGGAGCTTGTCGGCTTCGGAGATGCAGAGACTCAGAACGGAGGCTCTACGCACATCTTGACCTACAAGGACCCAAACTCGACTGCGAACTGCAATTTCTACAACGCCATCAAGAACTCCTCTGACTATACTGCGTGGTTCAGGACTTCAAGCAAGATTTGGGGTGCAGGCGCACCAGTGACTATCACTCCGAAGATTCCGGTGGCTGATGACCTCAAGGCGGTGTTGACCTATGAAGTGCAATTGAAGTGGCAGAACTCAAGCCTGCCATGTCCTTACGATACTCCTGACGGCATATTCGACCAGTGCTACGTTCCAATCGTTCCGTAATGAATTATATTTGGGGAGGGTAACACCTCCCCATTTATTTGAACTATGTCACCACAACAGAAGCAAGCAGTAGTCACGAACCTGCACCAATGGTTCACGTTAATATTCCTTCCGGTCATTGCGCTCTTGCTGGGCGATATGTACCGAGACTTCAAGCAGACCAGAGATAAGGTCATCACGCACACGGAGAAGATTCAAGAACACGATAGGCGTATAAATAACATAGAAGGCAAGTTCTATGCTCGTAAGTAGCTGCAAGCTGATACAACTCTACGGTGATCCCACTGTGAACACGCAGGATTGGGAACATAAGAACATGACCTATTATCGTGTGCCGGGATTCATCAAAGAGAAGAATCCGTTTTTGCCGAATGTAATCTATATGCACCGCAAGTTCGTGCAGGTGGTGGATGTATGGTTCACGGCTCTGACATTTGCAGACTTGATTCAAGAGATACGTACCTATGACGGATGCTGGGTGGTGAGGAAGAAACGAGGAGGAAGCACACTCAGCATCCATTCGTTTGGTATGGCGATTGATTTCAACGCAAGCCACAATCCATTCAAGCATACACGGCAGCAGGCTATGGACAAAGGTCTGAAGCCGTTCAGCGAGAAGTTCATTCAAGCCAGTCGGCAGTATGTAGACTGCGGAGCAGACTGGAAAAGTCCAGTAGACCTTATGCACGTTCAAATCAAAATCGAAGACAGTTAT